ACTTTTTTTAAGTATAAAAGCGAAATCGCGCAATTCATAAAAAAAGGAACCGACGAATCGCAAGACAAGCTATGTGAACGGGTTGAGAGTGCTTTATTAAAAAAGTGTGAAGGGTTCTACATCGAAGAAACCATCATCGAGAAAAAAGGATCGATGAATAAGGACGGCCAATTTGTTGGTTACAGTACCGCAACCCAAAGAAAAACAAAGAGATACATCCCACCGTCGGACGTTGCGATCTTCTTTTATCTGGTAAATAGGAAGGGTGACTTCTGGAGTTCAATTAACCGAGCCGAAATGCCACGAGAAGATGATAAAGGGGAAATTTTAAAAGCGATCCAAAATATGAAACCATCGAACCAGAAAAAAAATAGTACTGATTCCGCAAAATGATCGATCCTGGTAAAAATCTATCGGGCCGGGATCGATTGACACTTTTGAATCTGGATCGCCATTTCGGTAGGGTGATCCAGGTGCGTTTTTCTTGTATTAATTAGTTGGATCGCCATGAGTTTATCACCAAAACAAGCTCAAACCTTAGAAGATTCTACCGCTCGACTGAATATCGCCGAGGGTGCTGTACGTTCTGGAAAAACTGTTGGCTTTAATTATCGGATAATTGAGGCAATCGGGGAAACCGGGCCGGTTCCTGGGGCCCATCACATGATGATCGGGAAAACCGAGAGAACGTTGGCAGCCAATATTCTCGCTCCGCTGGAAAGTTATTTGGGAAAAAGAAATTTCAGCTATTCAACAGGCCAGCACATGGCTCGTATGTTCGGGATTCCAATTCAATTATTTGGGGCCTCGGATATAAGATCGGAGGGAAAAATCCGGGGAATCACTGGTGCCAAGGTTTTGGGGGATGAAATCACGTTATGGCCGCCCGGATTTATGAGCATGTTGGATACTCGGTTGAGTATGGAAGAATCCCAATTTTTCGGCACCACCAATCCCGACGGACCTTTCCATGAATTAAAAGTGAATTATTTGGATAGAGCGGAAGAGCTCGACTTAAAATCGTTTCATTTTGCAATAGAAGACAATCCCTTTTTATCAGAGAAATACCTGAAATCTCTAAAAAAAAATTATGTGGGTCTTTTCAAAAAACGTTTCATCGATGGATTATGGGTTGCAGCAGAGGGGGCGATCTTTGATTTCTTTGAAGAAAAGCGGCCTTATGTGATTCCCCATGCCGATTTACCAGAAGCAAAAAGCTATGAAGCAGCCATTGACTACGGTACATCGAACCCATTTACTTGTGGTGTTTATGGTATCAATCCAGATACAACCCCGAAAATTTGGCTCGAAAAGGTGTACTGGTATAATGGAAAAGAAATGAACCGGCAAAAAACCGACAAAGAATATTGCGAAGAACTGAAAGATTTTTTCGGGGATGAGCGGCCAAGCATCATATACGTCGATCCATCGGCCGCCAGTTTTAAAGTAGAAATGTCCAGGCAAGGGATTTCAGGTGTGAGGGATGCCGACAACGACGTTTTAAACGGAATTATGACCCATTCCAGGATGCTTAAATCTGGTGAATTTGCGGTTTCGGATAAATGCAAAGATGATATGAAAGAATACCAATCCTACGCATGGGACCCAAAAGCGCAGATTAAAGGTATCGATAAGCCATTGAAACAGATGGATCATGGGATGGATCGAACCCGGTATATGCTACATTCAAAGTATGGCCAGGATCATATCGATTACGAGAGATTTATTACAATGTGATTTTTGTGGTGAGTAGCATTGCAGAAAATTAAATTAGACGGAGGCAGAAAAAATGATTAATAAAATTTTCATCCATTGTTCGGATTCTCCATTTGGAAATGCTCTTTTAATTGATAAATGGCATAGGGAAAGGGGCTGGCGTTGTATCGGCTACCATTTTGTGATTTTAAACGGCCAACTACGCTCAAAAATAAACAACCCCATTCTTGACGGTGCCGTAGAATCTGGCCGGCCAATGGATTCAGACAATAAGCTTAGTGCCGAGGAAAAGGGTGCTCATACTTATGGATTTAATAATGACTCAATTTCGATCTGCCTTATTGGCATAGATGAGTTCACAGAAAAACAATTTGATTCTCTCTGGATTTTACTTAATGCGCTTTCTGCACAACATAACCTTTATGTCAGCTCGGATATATTCGGGCACCGGGATTTTGACTCGAAGAAAAGCTGCCCCAATTTCAATGTAAAGGAATGGATCATCGAGCGAGAAAGCCTTGATGAGGATGAACCAGAAAACCTTCCACCCCAGGACAGGATCACAGTGATTGAGAAGAATATGGAAATCTTCAATAAAAAATTGATCGAAATGCAAAAAGCCTTAGAACACTTACCAAAAAATGGGTAAAAAAATAAATGTTTGATTTAGCACACCTAACTCGCGAAGACGGCTGGAAAAATATTCTCACAAAAATGGGAACCAGTAAAGACCAGCAGACCGCAGACCGGTTTGCCATTACACATGCATTTGGCAGAGGCCATTTAGCCGAATTATATCGGGGTGAGGGGTTTGCAAAAAGAATTGTAAACCTACCAGCCCAGGAAATGACTAGAGCCTGGTTTGATGTTGTGGGCGATCCTGACGGGGATGTTAATTCCATCCTCATGGACATGGATGCCAAGAAAAAAACCAACAAGGCTTTACGATGGGCTAGTGTTTATGGTGGCGCCGTTGCATTGATGTTAATTGATGACGGGGCACAGTCGCTTGAAGAACCCGTAGACGAAAAGAAAATCCAATCCGTTTCGGAATTAAGAGTTTATGATCGTTTCCAAGTATGGTGGACGGGTTCGGATGTAGAAGACGATCCGCAAAACCCCAATTATGGCGAACCAAAAGTTTACACCATTAACCCGATCACCATTGGGATCACAATGCCTACGTTTCGGGTTCATCGATCTCGCTTATTGTTTTTTGATGGGGATGATTTGTCCGAAGAATACCGAGCGGCAAATAATGGGTGGGGTGATTCTATTTACCAATCCTGCTATAAGCAGCTTTCGGACTTGTCGGGTTCTTACCACTCAGCCCGTTCTATCGTAGGGGATTTTATACAGGCTGTTTTATCTATCGACAATTTACAAGACTTGGTAGTCGGTGGGAAAGCCGATGTTATTAAAAAACGCCTCGAAATACTCGATATGAGCCGAAGTGTAATGAACATGAAAATGATCGACTCCAAAGAGAAGTATGAAAAAGTCGCATCCTCGATTACCGGATTATCTGATTTATTAGATCGCTTTGGTTTGGCCTTGTCTGGTGTACGTGGAATTCCATATACCCTTTTGATGGGACAATCCCCGGCTGGTTTGAATTCTACTGGCAAGGCTGATCTTACCATGTGGTATGATAGCATATCTGCTGCCCAGGAAGAAAAAATGCTTAGGCCAATGGAAACATTAGTCCGATATATCTATTTATCGAAAGGAGGGCCGACCAATGGTGTCGAACCTGACGAGTGGTCAATTGAATTTAATTCGCTTTGGCAACCTACTGAAAAGGAGGCCGCCGAAACCAGAAAGAGCCAAGCCGAAACGGATGCAGCTTACCTTGACAGGGGTGTTGTTACCCCTGGAGAGATCGCAGAATCAAGGTTTGGCGGCGTTGAGTATAGTACTCAGACCAGAATCCAAGAAGGTGTGGATCGTGATGATCTATTGTTCTCTAAACAGAATCCAAGTACATCGAGCCAGGATTCCGACGATGTAAGAAATGATGCCATAATGACAACCAGTTTTGATAATGAGCATAATCATTATGTGGAAATTTTCGACGGGTATGGAATGACCCGACCAGGTGAAGGGGACGGGCACCGACATGAGATCATTGATTTTAAGGTTATGGCTGTTAATGGCCATACTCATACACTTATTCAAACGGATAACAGAAAGGCTTCAAAAAAAGTAGTGAAGAAAAAAGTCCGAAAGAGGCCTAAGAAAAAATGATTCAGCCCGTTTATTCGGTTCGGCCGCCAAAGCATTTGGTGCTTCATTTAGATTATCACATTGATTTAGCTGAAATTGGGATTCACAGAAAGGTTGATGTTCCTCACGATTTTATCTGGGATGGAGCCAGTATCCCTCGAGTCTTTTGGCTTACCATCGGGGGGCCTTACCATCCAAAATTTACGGTTGCTGGCCTTGTTCACGATTATTTATACAAAACCCAGGTGTGCACTCGCAAAGAGGCCGATTTGATTTTCTACCGATTGCTCAGGTTCCATGATGTTGGCTACATTACCGCAAAGAGAATGTATTTTGGAGTCCGTACCGGGGGGATTATTGCATGGAACAGGCACAAAAAGAACCTGAAGAATCAGTAAATTTTAAAATCGATAAAAAGTTGATTAAATGGCTAGCCGGCCTTTTACTCACTTCAGGGGGTGGGGTCACTGGCTACAAACAATTATGGGAACCTTACAGGGAAATCAAAAACATCGAAATTCACGAAAGAAAGGTCGATCTAAAATTAGTCAGGTCTGCAATTGAAAAACTTGAATA